GTCAAGGACCATGTTTTTCACAAACAATATGTGATATTTTGATATGACTTGTTTAGGTAAGAACTATCCCATATGTTTCACGTGAAACATTACACAGGGGCCCCGAAAGAATGCTGCAAAACGTCACGCCGGAACTAGATGCTAAACGCTTAAAGCTAGAGCTTCGTCTAGCCCAATTAAACCGCAACGAAAAATGTCAAAATGATTTTTTAACTTTTGTCCGCGCAATGTGGCCCGAGTTTATTGCGGGGCGACACCATAAAATTATTGCAGAGAAGTTTGAGCGCGTAGCGCGCGGCGAGTTGAAACGTCTAATAATTAATATGGCCCCACGTCATACGAAGTCAGAGTTTGCTAGCTTTTTGTTCCCGGCCTGGATGATGGGCCGTGATCCGCGAATGAAGATCATCCAAGCGACGCACACGACGGAGCTTGCGGTAAACTTTGGTCGTAAGGTCAAGAATCTTTTAGAGACTGACGAGTATAGAGAGGTCTTCCCGGACGTAAAGCTTGCAGCGGACAGCAAGGCGTCTGGCCGGTGGGACACGAACCGTGGTGGGATGTACTTTGCCGTTGGCGTTGGATCGAACCTCGCGGGCCGTGGTGGTGACTTAGTTGTCATTGACGACCCGCACTCGGAACAGACGGCGATGTCGAACAACGGGTTTGACGATGCGTGGGAGTGGTACACTGCGGGTCCCCGACAGAGGCTCCAGCCTGGGGGGTCTATTGTATTGGTGCAGACCCGTTGGTCTGAGAAGGACATGACGGGTCAGTTACTACGGTCCATGGCTAAAGATCCTTTAGCGGATCAGTGGGAGGTAGTTGAGCTTCCTGCGATATTCGAGAGCGGCGAACCTTGTTGGCCTGAGTTTTGGAGTCTCGAAGATCTGACCGCGGTCCGCGCATCTATACCCCCGAGTAAATGGAACGCGCAGTATCAGCAGAATCCTACGGGTGAAGAGAACGCGATTATACCTCGGGACTGGTGGAAGCGTTGGGACAAGGAGGTTGTCCCGCAGTTGGAGTACGTCATACAGAGTTATGATACGGCCTTCAGTAAGCGAGAGACGGCGGACTATTCTGCTATCACCACGTGGGGTGTATTTCATCCTGACGAAGGGGACGCACCAAATCTGATTTTGCTGGACAGTAAGAAGGGTCGTTGGGACTTCCCTGAATTGAAAGAAGTGGCGTATGAGCAATATAGCTACTGGGACCCCGACACGGTCATCGTGGAAGCGAAGGCAAGTGGGCTACCTTTGACGCAGGAGTTGCGACAGACAGGTATACCCGTAGTAAACTTTACGCCGTCGAAGGGTGCGGACAAGGTCACTCGGGTACACGCTGTATCACCTCTTTTCGAGGCGGGCATGGTGTGGGCACCGGACGAAGTTTTTGCAGACGAAATGATAGAAGAAGTTGCGGCTTTTCCCAATGGGGAATATGATGACTTGGTGGATAGCATGACGCAGGCGCTTATGCGCTATCGTCAGGGTAACTTTGTGAGATTGCCTTCTGATGATTGGGAAGATCAGGAGGTGAGCTTAAAGGTACACTCATATTATTAGGTGTTTGAATGGCTGATTCAAAGGTAAATCTAGGTGCGGGGTCCCCGGACCGTGGAACTTTTAGAGTGGGCGCTTTTGAGATTACGCCTCGGTTCTTTGGCGAAGGTAGTCGGACAAGCAGGGATTTTCCGATAGATCTTCCAGATGACGACGGCAACATTGAACAGACCATGGACCAGTTTCAAGGCAAGTTTGGTCTTGATTTCAGGACAGGTGACACAGAATTTGGTGGCGCTGCCTCTGGTCAGTATGGTCGGGGTCAAGTTGAGTTCTCGGACGAGCTACAACAATATGGTGCCCCGGACCGTGAAACTTTTGGTACTCGCGGCATGGATGCGACGGATTACTCGGCTTACTTTAGGACGCCCGTAGGTCCGGGTATCGCGAGTGTGGATGTGGGGTACAATCCCATTACGGATGATAAACGAGGAAGGTTGGGGTATCAGGTGAACTTTGGGCATGGTGGTGACGTACACCCAATGGGTATGACGGAGAGTGTAACCGTTACGCAGGTCATGCCGAAGAACGATCCACGGTCCGTGGCCCTTGGATCACGGCTCTTGAGACAAGCGGGCATACCCGGCGACCTTGATATGTTGATGAAGCAGGCGGACCCCCGTGTCATCTCGCAGGTCAATCGGATCATGCCTACCACATCTATGTCAGCGCCTTCTGCGGGCATAGGCATGTTTATGACTAAGAGCATGTTTGGATGACGAAGTATCAGGTAGGAGTGTACAACAGGTTTATCCGAGATAAAGTTCGCGCTGGTGAAGAGATAAATCCCCTGCTCGCTGCCTGGGAGGATACGCATTATTTTGACGTTGAAGCGAAGAATGAGGCAGAAGCCCGTAAGAAGATTAGTTTAGAGTACAAAGAAGCTAAGGGGTTCGTAATCGACTGCGTAGACGCATATAAATTCGGCGGGTAAGGCTATGGACCCATTAACGCTAGCAGCGGTAACTGGCGGGTTTGCCGCCGTAAAGTCTGCAATCAGTGGTGTGAGGAGCGCCCTCGAATCGGCAGACGATGTATCGGCCATTGCTACTCATATAGACACACTTTTTAAAACACATGGCGCTGCGAAGAAGCGTATCAAGGAAGCGCAGAACAAGAAGCCTCCTTCTGCGTGGCAAAAGCTAATTAAGTTTCGGCTTGGCGAAGATGACGACGAGACGTCTCTTGCTAACATCACGGCGGCAAAGCTAGCGGAGAAACAGCAAGAAGAAGACATCCGTAAGCTGTCTATTCAAATAAACAAGCGCTTCGGCGCAAACACGTGGGATGAAATCTTAGAGGCCCAAAAAGAAGCTGTCATAAAACAAAGAAAGCGGAGGAAAGAAGAAGCGGAGAAACGCGCCGAAGCCAAGCTTGAAGCAAAGTCTTTTTGGGAGAAGTTTTTTATTGAGTTGCTAAAGGCTGTTGGTTTAATTCTTTTTCTTGGAGGCGTGGTGTTCGTTTTATGGCACATCAAGAGTAATTGATAATGGAAGGCGCGGTAGACATAAAGTTTTTGATTACGCTAGGAGGAATTATTTTCTCCGTAGCGGGCGCTGCTGCTGTCGGTAAGATGCAGATCAAATCTATACTTGAGTCGTTGTTAGACATAGAAAGGCGACTTAGGGATATAGACAAACGTATTGATACTTTAGAAAGCGGCCACGAGGTTCTCAGTTCAAGAGTGAGTACGCTTTCTGAGATAAACAGTGTTTCGGCGTTAGCCGCTTATAACCGCGAAACATCAGAGATGCAGGCATCAATAAAAGAGTTAAGGCGTGATATGGAGCGTCAGTTGAAAATGCACAACGGCTCGCATCCTCCCGTTGCTCAAAAACAAACGTAATGATATAAAAGCGTATAGCTTTCGGAAAGGTACGTGATCCATGGCGAGAAAACCACAGCCCGTGGGCGGATTGATGGATACCAATGTCCCCTCTCAATTAGATGATGAGGATCTTGCGGCAGAGATTGAGGTAGAGCTTCCAGGCTCAATGGACAATGACGTCGTAGAGATGATCTCGGAGGATACACCTGAAGAGATAGAAATTTACGAAGACGGCGATGATGTCATCGTTGATTTTGACCCACAAGAAATGCGCCCGGATAGCGATGATTTTTTTGCTAATCTAGCGGAGGACATATCAGACTCAGAGCTAGGCATTATTTCTTCAATGCTTCTTGATGAATTTGAAGCTAATAGGTCTAGCCGATAGGAGTGGGAAGATGCTTATGCTGACGGTTTGGAATTGCTGGGATTTTCTTATAAAGAGAGGACGCAACCTTTCCGTGGTGCGACGGGTGTCACGCACCCGCTGCTGGCGGAAGCTGCGACTCAGTTTCAAGCGCAAGCTTTTAATGAAATGCTTCCGGCGCGTGGTCCGGTTAGGGGCGTAGTCCTTGGTGCAGAAACCACCGACAAAGAAAAGCAAGCCCAGCGCGTAGAACAATTTATGAACTACTACATCACGGACGTGATGGAGGAGTATACTCCTGAGTTCGACCAGATGCTCTTCTATCTGCCGCTTGCGGGCTCTACCTTCAAGAAGGTGTATTACGACGAAATGCTGGGACGTGCAGTTAGCCGGTTTGTTCCCGCAGAAAATTTGGTTGTGCCATACGACACATCTGACCTAGAGACCTGCCCCAACATTTCGCAGGTCGTAAAGATGTCTTTGAACGACTTACGCAAGTTGCAGCTTGCGGGCTTCTACAGAGACGTTCCTGTTGTACCAGGGACCCCGGATACAAATAGCGTACAAGATGAGATAGATAAAATTGACGGCTCGTCCCCGTCTCAAATTGACTATGATTGCTCTATCCTGGAGTGTCATGTTGACTTGGATTTGGAAGGGTACGAGGATACCGACGAAGACGGGGAACCAACTGGTATTAAGATTCCGTATGTAGTTACGTTGTCCCTAGACAACGACCAAGTTCTGTCCATCCGACGCAACTATCGCGAGGACGATGAACTTCGCAGAAAGATACAGTATTTTGTGCATTACAAGTTTTTGCCGGGATTTGGCTTTTACGGGTTAGGTTTAATACACACCATCGGTGGCCTTTCCCGGACGGCTACTGCGGCGCTCCGTCAACTCATCGACGCGGGCACTCTCTCTAATCTGCCTGCCGGTTTCAAGGCCCGTGGCATGCGGATCAGGGATGATGATGACCCCATCCAGCCCGGTGAGTTTAGAGACGTAGACGCGCCCGGTGGTCGTTTATCCGACAGTCTGATGCCCCTACCTTTCAAGGGTCCAGACTCGACGCTGTTCCAACTTCTTGGTTTCGTGGTGGACGCAGGCCGTCGCTTTGCCACGATTACAGACATGAAGGTTGGGGACGGTAATCAACAGGCCGCTGTAGGAACGACGGTTGCATTGTTGGAACAGGGATCAAGAATTATGTCCGCTGTACACAAGCGGATGCACTATGCCTTACGCCAAGAGTTACGTCTGTTATCTGGGGTTATTGCGGACTACTTGCCGCAGAGTTATCCGTACACGGTTGAAGGTGCGGATGCGTCCGTTATGTCAGAGGATTTTGATGAGCGTGTGGACGTTATTCCTGTTTCTGATCCAAACATCTTTAGTCAAGCACAGCGGATTGCGTTGGCGCAGACGAAACTACAGCTAGCCCAAGCCGCCCCAGAAATGCACAACATGCACGAAGTATTGCGTGACATGTATGAGGCGCTAGGGGTTCGTGACGTAGACAAGATATTGCGCCGTAATATTGAGGAAGACCCCTCTCCCCTAGATCCCGCGCAAGAAAATATAAACGCCTTAGACATGGTGCCGCTCAAAGCTTTCGAGGGACAGGATCATCAGGCCCACATTATGGCACATATGGTCTTCGGCTCTACACCTCTGGTAGGTACCGCGCCGCAGATAGCAGTGTCGCTTCAGAAACATATTATGGAGCATGTGCGTATTGAGGCATCTGAACAAGCTATGGTTCAATATCTACAGCAGGTAGGGCAGCGCCAAGGGCAGCCTTTGAGCGAAGAAGAGATGCTACAGATAGAAAGCCTGACGGCGCAGCTTATTGCTCAAGGTATGCAGACGCTTAAACAACTTAGCCAGCAGGTCTCAAACCAAGGGCAAGGGCCTGATCCGCTTGTTCAACTTAAAGAGCAAGAGCTTCAGATTAAAGCACAGTCCGAACAAAACGACGCCGCGTTGGATCAGGCAAAACTTCAGCTTGAGCAGGCGGGAATGGAGATGCGGAACCAACAATTTAACCAGCGGCTTGAAAGTCAAGAAGCACAGACAGCCGCTAGAATTAATTCCGCAATGGAACGGGAACTTCTTAAACAGCAGCAGAATAGGAGACAGTAATGGCTTCGGTAAAAATCGTCACGAACAAGCCCGGTAACCCACAAAAAGCCGTTGAGTATGCGGATATTAAGGGTCAAGGGCGTGTTCCTTATGGTAAGTCTCAAGACGTAAAGGTCCCGACAACCATGAAAAGAGCCACGGCTCGTGGTATGGGTAAGGCTACCGGCGGCGGTAGTTACATTGCCTGCGGATGAGCCCGAAACGTAGAGAATTAGACGCCGACTCCGACGGTGTCGTCTCAGACGCTGAGATACAAGCTGCGAAGGCAAGCAGTGACCTGTTAAAACAGGACTCTCAGCGTCGTATGGCGTGGATTGCAATGATATCCATGCTCGTTTTTACGGCTCTTGTTTTCCTACCTATCTTCCCAGACTCCCGCATTAAGGCCCTAGGGGACCTTTTTAGCCTTTTCTACATAGGTATGGCGGGTGTGGTTAGCGCTTATTTTGGTGCAGCCGCCTTTATGGCCCGAAAAAAGTAATTTTTTACATTAAAAGCTTCTGGAGGTAAGCATGATAAGTCTTTTAGGAACCCTTTTAGGGTTTGGAACGTCGATTGTACCCGAAATTCTGGGATTTTTTAAGCAAAAACAGGCTAATGCCCAAGAATTAGCGATAATTGAGGCTAAAGCTAAGTATGCGGAGCAACTTTCTACCTTAAAAATACAAGAGTTGGACGCTCAAGCCGAAATAGAAGAAACGAAAGGTCTTTACGCGCATGATCGAAGCATTGACGCTGGCGGATTTGTCAACGCTCTTAGGGGTAGTGTCCGCCCTGTTCTTACTTATCTTTTCTTCGTAGCTTTTGCGTCTGTTAAGGGCGTTTTGATCTACGCCATGGTCTCTAACCAGAGTGTTGACTGGGTGACCGCCGTTCAATTTGCTTGGGACGATGAGACTCAAGCTATTTTCTCCGCAATAATAGCTTTCTGGTTTGGTAATCGGGCCATGTCCAAAGCTCGTTCTCATATATCCTCTAAAAAAGGATAATTATAAGAATGAATGAGATATTTCTTGCGGAAGCAACCTTTCGTCTGCTAAAAGAGAAGCGTTCCGTTGTTTTAGACACTCTTGAATACGGAGAAGTCAAGGACATGGAGCATTACCGTGAACTCATGGGCATGTTAAGAGCCCTAGAGTACATAGATCAGGAACTCAAGAGCCTGCTAGAGAAACAGGAGCATGCAGATGACTAAGTCGAAAGACAAGAAAGCCTCTACATCTGAGGCAGAAGCCGAAAACATATCTTCGGCATATGTAAAAACGGAGGATCGTGTTCTTGATCCTTCTCTTCTAAGTAAAAGCATACTTGACAGAGTACCGGAACCAACGGGTTGGCGCATAATTGTGCTTCCCTATCGTGGTAAGGGAAAGACAGAGGGCGGTATTTACCTCCCAGATCAAGTTGTCGAAGAAAACCAAATCGCAACTCAGGTTGGATACGTCTTAAAAGTTGGCTCTCTTGCATACAAGGACCCCGATAAATTTGACAGTCCTTGGTGCCAGAAAGGTGATTGGGTAATGTTTGCGCGTTATGCAGGGTCACGCTTTAAGATAGACGGTGGTGAAGTCCGAATACTCAACGATGATGAGGTTTTGGCAACCATCTCTGAACCTGATGACGTTTTACATATGTAGGAGAGAAACATGGCTGACGAAGATTTCGTAGTTGAGAATGAGGACACTGAATCCGGGGTATCGGTTGAGGTGGAAGAACAAGAGGCGTCAGACGACGCTGTTGTTGAGGTGACCGGACAAGAGGCGGACACTGAGGATGAATTTGAGAAAGCCTCTAATGCGACGCAAAAGCGAATTAACCAACTGACCAAAAAAATGCGTCAGGCGGAGCGCGAAAGAGAAGAGGCTTTGCGGTATGCAGGACAAGTTCAACAGGAATCCACGGCGTTAAGGTCTAGGCTTGATGCTATGGACAGCAACTACGTTGCTGAATTTAGTGGTCGAGTCCAGAGTGAGTTAGAGTCCGCTGAAAACGTCCTAAAGAACGCTATAGAGATTGGGGACACTCAAGCTGTTGTGGAGGCTAACAGAAAGATCACAGCTTTAGCTATCCAAGCGGATAGGGCCTCTCAAGCGGCTCGCGAAGTTGAAATGCAAAAACAGCATGCAGAGCTTCAACGGCAACAGATGCAGCAGGCTCCCCAACGATCACAGCCTCGTAAGCCTGATCCAAAAGCGGAATCTTGGGCTGCTGAACGAGAGTGGTTTGGGTCTGATGAGACCATGACGTATGCCGCTTTTGGAATACATAAAAAACTTATCGAAGATGAAGGATTTGACCCATCAAGCGATGAGTACTATAATGAGTTAGACAAACGTATGGAGGAAGCCTTTCCTCATAAGTTTGGTAACGGATCAAAAAGCAAACGTCCCGCTCAGACGGTTGCATCAGTTAACAGATCTGCAACTGGGCGCAGTAAAAAACAGGTTAGACTCACCCCTACCCAGGTTACCATGGCTAAAAAATTGGGTGTGCCGCTAGAAGAATACGCGAAATACGTGAAGGAGTAGAGAAATGAGAGAAGAAGAAATTATTCAAGGTACTTCCTCGGATCGTACCCCTCGCGCTAAAAAGAGCCGGAGTTCTACGACTAGGCGTAAGCCGTGGGCTCCACCATCAATGTTAGATGCACCACCCGCACCAGACGGTTACAAACACCGCTGGATTAGGGCTGAAACTCGTGGTTTTGATGACCGCAAGAACATCAGCGCTAAACTCAGGGAAGGTTGGGAACTTGTCCGTTCAGACGAGTATCCAGACTTCGAGGCACCCGTTATTGATAACGGAAAATACGAGGGGGTATTTGGCGTTGGAGGATTGCTTCTTGCACGGATTCCCGTGGAGACTATTGAAGAGCGAACGGCGTACTTCAACCAAAGAAGTGCTGACCAGATGCAGGCAGTAGACCACGATATGATGCGCGAGAACGCACACTCAACGATGACGATTGACCGACCTGATCGTCAATCTCGTGTAACCTTTGGTGGCTCTAAAAAATAAGGGTCACCTCCTTTAGGAGTACCTAAAATGGCAAACCAAGAAACTGCCTACGGTCTTCGTCCTATTGGTCTAGTCGGCTCGGGCGCAAACTCGACGGGTCTTACGACCTACGAAATTGCGTCTAATAACACCAACGTCATTTATAATGGCGCTATTGTCGTTCCTCTTGCTGCTGGCGTTATCGATCAAGCCGGTGCCACTGACGGCGGAACGACTCAAGCGCTCGGCGTGATGATGGGGTGTGAGTACGTGGACTCGGTGACGAAGAAAACCACTTTCCTTAACCACTGGCCCGGTTCTGGTGCGATTAGTGTTGACACGAATCATCCTGTCAAAGCTCTTGTCGCTGATGATCCGAACCAACTGTTTAAGGTTGCAAGTGATGCGTCTCTTACTGACCGTGCTACAGCTTTGGCTGCGGTCTTTGCGAACGCCTCTCTTGGCACTTCGGCGCGGACCGGATCTGACGATACGGGACGTTCTAACTCAGCGCTCGGTGTAAGCACTATTGCAACGACGGCTACTCTTCCGCTTCGTATTGTTGGTATCCTCGATGATGAGGCTAACAGCGATTTCACGGCGGCGGGTATCCCTCTTATTGTGCGGCTGAACGCTCACTTCAACGCTGGATCACGGCGGTTTGATTCTCAAACCACTGCTGATTCCACCGGCATTTAAGGAGGGCGCATAAAATGGCTATTTCTCGCGCACAATTAGCGAAAGAGCTTGAGCCCGGACTTAATGCTCTTTTTGGTCTGGAATATGACCGCTACGAACAAGAGCATTCCGAAATCTTTGAGGAGGAGTCTTCGGACCGCGCCTTTGAAGAAGAGGTAATGCTCGGCGGCTTTTCAACTGCTCCCGTGAAGAACGAAGGCGGGGCAATCACGTTCGATGACGCGCAGGAAACGTATACTGCTCGGTACACGCACGAAACGATTGCTCTGGCTTTTTCGATCACGGAAGAGGCTATTGAGGACAATCTTTATGACCGGCTTGCTAGCCGGTACACTAAAGCTCTTGCCCGTTCAATGGCTCAAACCAAGCAGATCAAAGCTGCTGCAATTCTCAACAACGCCTTCAGCGCAGGCGCGTCAGCGATTGGTGACGGAGCAGCACTCTGTTCTTCTGCTCACCCATCTCTTTCGGGCAACCAGCGTAACCAACTTAGCACTGCTTCAGATCTCAACGAGACCTCTCTGGAGCAAATGCTGATTGATATTGCTGGTCTGACTGACGAGCGTGGTTTGAAGATTGCTGTTCGTGGTATGAAACTCATCATTCCGAAAGAACTTCAATTTGTTGCGGAGCGTGTAATTGCCAGCAACCTGCGTAGCGGTACGGCTGACAATGACATCAACGCAGTTAGGTCCATGGGGATGCTTCCTGAAGGTGCGGTGGTAAACCACTTCCTCACCGACACGGATGCTTTCTTTATTAAGACTGATGCTCCGAACGGTTTCAAATTCTTTAACCGTTCTCCGCTGAAAACTGCCATGGAAGGCGACTTCGATACGGGTAACATGCGATTTAAAGCGCGTGAGCGTTACTCTTTCGGTGTTTCCGATTGGCGTTGCGTTTTCGGTACAGCGGGCGCTGCGTAAGCACACTCTTTGTCTCGGATGAAAGGGGCGGCTATTGCCGCCCCTTTTATTTTAGTTTATATTCTTATAATCCCTGACGGCATATCTTGTGCCGACACTAGCCACGACAGGAGGATTTTATGGCTAAAACAACTTTTTCCGGTCCCGTTCGCTCTCGCCGCGGTTTCATTACCGCGGGTCCAGATGCGGTAGTAAATATTACTGCTGAAACCACCCTTACTTTTGATGACCACGCTGGCCGTATGATTGAGGTCAATGATGCTGACGGCGCGGTAACCCTTCCCACCATTAAAGCTGATTCAAACGGAGCTTCTGCGGGCCAAGACGATCCAAACGTCAACAGCCACCTTGGTGCTGTCTATCGGTTCTTTATTGGAACAGATGCCACTGATTTGGACATTAAGACAGACGGAACCGATAAGTTTGTTGGGTCCCTAGCGGTTGGCGTTAATGATGGCACCTACAAGGTTTTCCAACCCGCCGCCTCTAATGATGTTATTTCAATGAACGGCGGTACTCAAGGTGGTGATAAGAACTCCTACCTAGAGATCACAGCTATCGCTGACAACGAGTACCTTGTGCAGGGTGTTCTTATTGGTTCTGGAACTATCGCTACTCCCTTCGCAGATAGCTAATAGGGGTTAACCAATGGCTGACGCAGTAACCTCACAAACTCTTGCTGACGGCCCAAAAACTGCGGTAATGAAATTTACCAATGTCTCGGACTCAACCGGCGAGAGCGCTGTTACAAAAGTAGATGTTTCTGCCTTGTCTGCTAGCGCGGATGGTGACACTTGCACAGGTGTCACCATTGAGCGTATTTGGTGGCAGTGCATTGGCATGAAAGTACAAATCCTTTGGGATGTGACTTCAGATGCTTTTTGTATTGAATTGGGAGAGAACCAAAGCGGTAGTCACGATTACACTGTTTTTGGAGGCCTTACTAATAATGCGGGGTCCGGTAAAACAGGTGATGTAAACTTTACCACCGTAGGTGCTTCCGCAAATGACACGTATACGGTCATACTGTATATGAGAAAACAGTATTAACGGGTAAGAACGGTGCTTGACTCTTCGCCTAAACATGAGAT